TTACATATACTTAAGATTATGCGGCCCATTTTCGGGGGTACCCCATCAAATGTTCTTGCAATGTTCTTGTTCTATATGCAGTAAACATGGGTCGTAGATCTATATCTTACCAACTATTAGCGTTAATCAACAATTCTATACTAAACCAGAGAGTAACCAGGGAGTTACCAGCCAATGTTCTTGTTTTGTTCGAACTCATACGCGCACCCGAGGATGCTGGCTGCCAGTACAGAAACACGGAAAAACCCTACAACTTGTTAACCAGGTAAGCTCGGTACAGATGTTGTTTGTACTTCTTCCACAATTTTTTTAGCTTCAACCATATCATTTGGATTTCCCCAACTCACAGTTATTGTCGTGTCTTGTTTAACGTCTTGTTGTATCTTGTCGCCAAATGTTTTAGCTGCAAGTTTACTCGCCAACCATCTAATGTGTGAATACTTCTCTCTTAAAAAATGTGTTTCTTGTGGTGTCTTTGGTACTTCCATATCTTCAGCAATCTTATCAAGCAAAGTCCAAACGCCAGTTTGCCTTGCTTGCATAATCTTATCGTGTAGATCCTTACTATCTCGACAATGCTTGTACACAGTTGAGACATCGGGAAGTTTTTTATCTTTGGTAATTTTGGATAAAGGTTCGCCAAGCTCTAAACGCTTGATGATTTCATTTGTTTGTTTTGTATCCATTGTAATAATTGTTCTGTTGTATAATTCTTAAATTGTTTTAAATTTTTGTAAGCAATCAACTTACCTTCTATTGTTGTAGCACCAGTAGAAGCTCCACCATGGAAGCGACAACGATAATGGCCACTTTTCATTAAATACCCTTTTGCTCTACACTGTTTGCCAGATGTTCTTGCGATACTTTCGCATTGTATTTTTTTAAGTGGATGACCAGCCATAATATTAGAATACTTTTATATCCAACTGTACCTTTTCAATTACTAAATTTGATCTATCTTGTCTATAAGAGTTTTACTTAACTTGCTTTCAAGACTAAACACAGCTGCAACATATTTCTTCTTAATCGTTACACGATGACAACCAAACATCTTACTCAAAGCTACCCAGGAATATCTTTTAGATCTGGCCCAGAGTATCTTACGATCTTCAAGTTCAACCAGGGGTAATAATTCTGTTACTGTAAGATCCCAGCAATTAATCTGTTTGTTGTTTGCTCTTAATTTAAGTTTTTTTGAATTATAGTAGCCATGATCCTTTGGATCATAAGTAAACTCTAATATATCAAACATTGAGGCTGCTTTTGGTATTTTAGGTTTAGGCATAAAGCGTTCTGCCAAGCCAGCTTCATCCAATATATCCATTATCTTTACACACCTTAACTTCAAGAAGCCACCTTCTCGATGGCACTAAACTTTTTTATAGGTTCATTTACTTTCCACTTATGTTTGGCAATCTTATCCCCGTTCTTATTCCTATATTCAATATAATTTCCAAATTCAGCGCAGTACTCGTATTTCTCGCCTTTGTATTCTATTGTTGTTTTAGAATGATTAGCGACTGGGGGGGAGATAAATTTACCTCTTTGATACTTATTAACATTCCTATTATAGTTATATAAGGATGGTTTTATTAATAAATGTCTCTGTGATACATCAGTGCTATCAAATTGAGACTTCAGCCGTTTTATGCGGTTTTTCTCTAGCTCCACTTGCTGCGTTAATAAGTAAAGGTTTGTCGAGGAAAGCCGTTTTACTGTTATCAATTTTAGTTTGGCAAGGTGTTTAATGGATCTATTTATAGATGCTTTAGAAATACCTAGATCACGCTTAATAGTTGCATATCGAGGATAACACTTTCCATCCTTACTACTCATAAACGACACCAGGCTAAAATAAACCAATCGATCAATTGGTGTTAATCTTTTATCCTTTAATATATTTAGATCGCCTACAAAAAAATAACTCAACTAGCCTCCTTCTTAACGCAATACGGATTATGCTGCTCTTGCAATAGTTCTAATACTTGGAACCAGCCATCTGGAAGCATAAGTGTTTCTTTACCTCGTTCTGGTGTTAGCTGCGTTACTCTTAAACTAATAACTTTACGAGCTTCGTTTGCTTCATAGAAAACCAGGAAGGAAGGTAAGCCAGCAAGATTAGCTAGAGCTTCAGTAGTCGTAGTCGCCTTCCACGTTTGGCCCCGATCAAAACAAGTCTCGGCCAGGTACAACGGAGTTTTACAAACCTTGCAAATCCCCACCGCATCGCAATCAATCATGTAAACTTGATTTTCTCTGCACCACTCTGAATAAGGATCGCCAGTATTAAAATAATTGCCTTTCAAAGTTCCTCTAGCCACTAAATATCCCCATCTTTTCTTAAACCATTTAATGGATCTTCTAGCTGTTTTATTCTTGCTTTTAATTCTTTTATCTCAACCCGCAGCTCGCCATTTATCTTTTGATGTCCAGCACTAACTATTTTAAAATTATCGTATTCTTCTTGGATACGATCAATGTCTGCTTTTAAACTATAAATTTTATCGTTAACCTTTTTATTATCTCGTGGAAAACTATTTATTCTAACTTCGTTTTCGTATGTTTTATCTTCAGCCATTACACACACTCCTTTTCTTCAAACTTGTCGCCTAAATATTCTATTTTTTGTTCATCATTAGATGGGTGGTTAAAATCACAACAGCCAGCAGCAAAATGCATTGGAAATTTGTTTACATAAAGCATATAAACTTTACAAAATTTGTTAAATTTTGGTGTCCAGTTCTCATTAGCTTGTGCATTAAAATTAAACAAAACTAAAAATAAAATTAAATATTTCATTTAAAAATTATCTCCGTTACATCTTGCACCCAGGCAGCGGGTATAGTGTTAGTGTTGCCTACTGTAATTGATTGATCTTCGGGATCGATTGTGTAGTCGGCAAAGATGGTAATTTTTGATTTTGTTTGGAGGAGTTTATAACCCACCGAATAAGCGATAGCGGGTTCAAGTTTGGCTGCTTTGTCGATTGACATCCAGCTGTTATCAGCAAGACAATCAAGCCACTTAACTTCAACCAACGGATAATCATTTATATTACCATGTAATTTCTGTTTCTTTTTATTCATAAAAACTAGAAGGCTGTACTTTGCCATTTGTTTTTTGTTTAATGATTGCCATCCAACTTCGACCAGGGATCCTAGATCCTTTGCACCACCTAAAAGTAGTCGTTGCTGGAGAAACCCCAGTAATTCCAATTAAATCTGCTAGTTTTTTGTAAGATAAGCCTTTACTTATTCTAAATTTTTCTAATCCCATGCGTTGTCATTATGGAAATATAACCTTATTGGCAATACCTTTAACCATATATGTTGTGTTTATACCATTATCTATCCACAAGCACTCGTAGTTGTAAAAATGTGTACAACTTTGGTATAATTTATTGACACATAATTAAATATTTATTACGTTGCCAGTATGGTAAACAATGTAACTAATTTTAATAACAATAAAAAAAAATCCGATATGGCATTCCTAAAAGAAAAAATGGCGGAAGTCGGTATATCTCAAAAAAATTTAGCTTTAGGTTTAGATAAAAACATTGTTACAGTTAATCGTTGGGTTAATGGCGAAAGAGAAATATCAGTTGAAAATGCTATTGAGATTTCAAAAATTATTAAATGTGATCCAGCTGCAATATTGTTCCCAGCTAAAAAATTAAATAGAATAGAACTACACTCATATACCGATGATAGTTTTATGGTTAAAGATTTAACACCAAGATATTATGTCGATTTAGTTATACCAGATGGTTTTTACACTCCAGAAACAAAAGCAGTTAAGTTTTATAAAATTGGTAGTCAACACCATGGAGAAATATATTTGTTTGAAAGAATTAAAATTGGTAAACATTATGAGGGTTTCCACGAAGATAGTATTAATAAAATTTGTTATTTAGAACCAGTAACAAAAAAAGCAAAAGATGGCTGCACGCCAATTATTGCACTTGTTAAAGTAAATGAAACAACATCAAATTACACATTAGATTTATTAAATCCTAAAACACAAGAACCATTAAATAAAATGTCTGTTGGTATCAATCCAGATTTTATTAAAGTATCAGCTCCGAAAAAAATGTCTTTTTTTCCTAAATTTAATCTTAATCAGTAATTATCCCCACTTTCCACAACCAGAGGTTAAACATATTTGGTAATAATGTTTGCCAATAAGACTAATTATGTTTACCAATTGTTCCAATAAAGTTTAGTTGATATGGATAATGATAATTTTTTAGACGATATAAAAGATCTACCAGAGTGGGTAGAGCTATATAGATTGAACCATTGGTCGCCATCACAAGTTACAAAAATGAACTGTATGTGGGGTTATGAGTATTTGTATTTAACCCAAGAACAACGCAGAGCATTACCAGCAAACTCAAAAATGTTTTCTGGAAATATGGTTGGCGATATGCTGCAACTAACTTATGGTAATTTTTTATGGAAGCATCAAATTGGTAAAGGTTTAATTAAATCAGAAATACTACCACAAAGAAAAATTTTTGATAAAGTTTTAGATAAATTTAATTTATATGAACCAGTAGATGATTTAGATGCAGCTCAACATGATGTAAATCGATTAGGTTTAGCCAAAGCATATCAAACTTTAAAAACAGCATATAAAGAAATAGGTTTAACTTCTCCTACTGAATGTGAACGATCAGTTTCTATGTATTTAGATGGATGTATTTTACCAATTATTGGCAGAATAGATATGGAAAACGAAAATTCGTTTATTGAATTAAAAACAAAATGGCGAAAAAGAAACAAAATGAAAAAAGATATGACTTATAGTTATTCTTTACCAAGTATTAAAGAAAACTACATGGGTTGGCACGATCATATTTTACAAGTTGCTTTTTATTATTTTGCGTGTGAAGAAAAAAAGAAACCTCATTTATTAGTTATGAATGAAGAAAACTATAATATTTTTACTGAAGATAACTGCGAAGATTTAAGACCAGAAAATTTAAAATTACATTTAGTTAAAATGAAAAAAGTTATTCAAGAAAGAGAAGCTATTTTAGAAAAACACGCTGGCAAAAATACTTGGCATCAAGATATTGTACCAGATTTTACTCATTATTTTTGGAAAACAAAAGGAGAGCATTTAGATATTGCAAAAAAACTATGGGGGTTAGCATGAAAGAAATTAAACCAGATCCATTAGTTATGAATTTACAGCCATGGTTGCTGAACCGATATTTAGCGAAACCAAAAAAAAACTATTTGAAACATCGATTGCTCCTTGTGGGAATAGTTTTAGCTCTCTCTTTAGCGTTAGTTAGTTTCGTTAAATATAGCCAGAGTGATCGTGTAGCGATGCACGACAAAGGTTTTAATACAGCAGTATTCTTTTACCTTCATTCAAACTCTGGCTATGCGAAAGAGAGTAAAAATGGGTAACGTCATAAATTTAATATCACTTGAAAGCTACATGAATAGATTACGTCAAACTGGCGGCATGATTGAAATGAAAGATAAGTTTGGTAAACCAAACGGCAAGTTTATTATAAAACATTTAGAAGTAGAAGGATTGGCCCAGCATTATAATATAGAAACTAATATAGAATTAGTTGATTGTAATTTAGATAAAGGTTGTGCAGTTGTAAAAGCAACAGCTTTAAATAAAACAAAAAAATATCATTCGTTTGGCGAGGTGTCTCCACAAAACAATGACTTTGGTTATCCAGTAGCCGTTGCAGAAAAACGAGCTGTGGATCGTGTCATACTTAAAGCACTAGGTATTCACGGCAACGTCTATTCAGATCAAGAAATGCCAAATGAGAAACTAAACAACAATCAGAACACGGGTATTAATTTAGATCACGATAAAATAATTTTTGAGAGAATAAGACTGTGTACCCACCAAGCAAATTTAGAGCAGTTAAAAAGTCAAAATAAAAAATTTTTAACAGAGCTTAAAAAACAAGATTTACCTAGGTTTGAAAAATTAAAAAAAGCCTTTGTAGATAGAAACCAGCAATTTACGAAAGGATAAATATATATGGCTGATTTTAAAAAACCACTAGATCCAAACTGGGTGGCAACATTTAGTTTGAAAAGAAACGGAGATAAAAATCCGCAAGATCCAACTACTAAAAATAGACCAGATCTTATCTTAACAGATAGTGAAAGTGTTAATAAAAAAACGGGAAAGCCGTACAGAAAAAACTTTACTATTGATGGAGTATGGATGGAAGCATCTGCTTATATCCAGGAAGATAAATCTTTAAAGATTACTATCAAGAAAACGGGTACTGGTAATGGCGCACCAGCGCAACCAGCAGCTCCAGTTCTTGAAGAAGCTCCTTGGTAATACAAAATGGATCAATATGGTTTAACTGCAAAGCAACTTAAACTTTTTAAGTTTATTAAAAACTATATTGCAAAGAAAAACATATCGCCATCTTACGATGAAATGAAGGTGGCGGTAGGTTTAAAATCAAAAAATTCGATTAACAAAAGAGTAAACCAGTTAGAAGATAGAAAATGGATAAAAAGATTACCAGGCAAAGCAAGAAGCATTCAGATAATAAAGCAATGACGCACCCAGATATATTTAAAGAATTTAATTACGAATGCTTGTCAGAACAAGTTGGCGGATCTCATTATAAAAATTTAAAAGTATCCCCAGCCTATTTTATCTGTGAAAATAAACTCTTGTTTGCTGAAGGAAATATTGTAAAATTAGCGTGCAGACATCAAAAAAAAAATAAAGCTGAAGATATTAAAAAAATCATACATTACTGCAAAATAATTTTAGAAAGAGATTACCCCGATGAGTAAACGGATTGAAAAATTCTGGAACGGAAGCGCAAACTTTACAGCAATTGAAGTTTTTAATTCTGTTTCTGATGCTGCAAAACAAACTATACCTAGCGATGCAGCTAAATATGAAGTTGATGGAAAAACTGTTAGCTTTGAGTTCGCTAGAATAAAAGAGGTAAACGATGGCGATAAACCATTACCAACATCTGACACAACAGATAAGTCAGATCGAGAAGGAACGAAAGTCTCTGAACGCAAAGATCACGAGACTTAAAGTTAAAAACGGGGGAATGTATCCTCCAGGGATTGCGGCTATAAGCAAGACAGCTCACTCAAAATTGATTGCTGTTATAAGTCTGCAAGACCAATTAAGTAAAATAGAAGCCTAGATATTTTACTTTATAACTATTCTAAACTAATTAACTTTAGTAATACCCATCCTACGCCTAAATAAACTTACCATATTGGCAAATCTATATCTTGACTATTGCCAGATAGGTAACTATATATATTGTATGGTTAAAAACTTTCACAAAAAAAAGTTCACTACCTACTCTGCATTAGAGAAATACTTTACAAAAAAAATCCTTCCACAAAAAAACAAGTCATCCAAAGTTATCGGTAAGACTTTGCTTGTGTGGGATAAACCAAAAAAGGAGGCTGCTTGATAGTTACAAAACCACATCCAAACATTATCAGAATTTTTTTAGATGATGTTAAAGAAAAACCAAAAGCACTTAAATATTTAAAAGATCAAGGCTGCGTTAAAACTAAATATGTGGAGCCATTTTTAGTTGCAGCTCCAGAATATTTGGGTCAATTAAAGGAGGCTGCATAGTGCATTTAACAAAAGCAAAACTTTTCAAAAAATATGATTACCCTAGTTGGAAAATGTGTGAGCATGGAGACATGGGTATTACAATTAAAAAAGATAACCAGGTTACTAACTTTGATAAACATTTTAAAGCGTGTGTCAAAGCTGGTTTAGAAGGTACTGGATATATCTTACATAGATACAAAAAAGCAGATGGTATTAAAAAAACAGTAGTTGGTAAAACTTATGCCAATTACTTAAATGCTAATGATAAAAAATATTATGGCATGACGGGTAAGCAATATTATAATTTTACTGAAAATGATACTGGCTACCAAAATGCTTTAGCTTTTGATACTTCTAAAAAATTTCAAAAAATACTTAACCAAATGGAGGCTGCTTAAATATGAAAGTTCAAGTTGTTACTGTTGATAGAGCTGGCGGTAAAAAACTATGCGTTCAAGTTGTTTACCAGGTAAACGGCAAAACTAAAAAACAAAACAAAGAAACTTTTGGTTTGAATGAAAAAAGAAAAGCTGAAGCGTTAAGATCTAAACTAGAAAATTCAGATAAGATAGATGTCATAGATCAAAAAATAGAATTTAATTTTGCTTTTGATGAATACTTTAAAGTTATCAATAGCGATCCAGACACGACATCTAAATATA